CAATCAGTAATATTAACAGGAGTGCCGAAACCAATGGTGATAAGGTGTACGGGTCTAATATCATTTGTTGCTAGTTGATTTTTTACTGCTGTCGTTAAGTTTCTCGTCATTTTCCTCGTAAGTTGTTCTAATTATGTTCTCTGACCCTTTTAACATAGTAAACTTAAATTTGCCATCAGGTTTCTTATAGTCTTTAAGATCGTTTGTATTAGTGTCTATTTGATCTTCTGTAACGATAGCTTCTGCAACAAACTCAGCACTAATTAAGTGCGAAATTTTATATGTCTTCATTAAAGAGCTTCTTCTACATCTAATTCAAATTGGTATAACAAGTCTCCATCTTTTGTTGCACCTACAGCACCAAACTCTTGAATATCATTAGTAAGATAAACTGTAAAAGGAACATTATCATAAGTTACAACTTCATTATCTGCTAAAGTGTTAATTAATGGTGGTTCTATTGTTAATGTGGAAGCATTACTGCTGGGGTTAATATCTGCAACAATCATGTATATTTTAGAATGATTGGCAAACTTAATAAAGTCACCAGCTCTAAAAGCATTTGGGTTATCGTTTTGATGTCCGTCTATTGATATTGAAGTTGCACCAACAGCATGAGAACCTACAACTTGGATAGTTCCTGTTTCATTACCTCTAGCATTTTTAACTTCTGGTGGAATTATAGTAAAGTTTTCTTTGCCTGATCTTTGTTTTATTATAAAAGCCATAAGCTCACCATAAGCATCATTTCTTTTTGCAGTAATAATTTTAGCTGTAAAACCAAATCTTTGACCATCTATTTGTCTTGCTAATTTTTTACCACTATCTGTTAATGACAGTATTGTATTTTGTGATGATCTAATTCCCATAGTAGAGAATTTAGAATTAGAAATTGGAAAAGCACCTGACATTATATTACTGAGCCTCTACCTTGTTCATTAACTGCTTGATTAATTAATGATGATATTGCACCTCTTGATCTAAATAGTAAATCTTCAAAACCAGAAGCATCTACTGTATTAATATTAAAATTAACATTAACTGCACCACCTTGAGTTCCTCTTGCAGATTGAGTAATCTGTCCTGTTTGATTTGGTATAAATAATTCTGCACCTCTTTCACCAACAACTATCGGTTTTCCTTTAGATACTGCACCACCTTTATCAAATCCTAATAAGCCACCAAAGAAACCACCAAACCCGCCAAAGAAACTTGACATTTTAGAAAACATAGCTTGTTTTTGTTTTTCTCTAGTAATCATTTTTTCTATTAATAATTCAGCACCTTTTCTAGCAACTATTTCTATAATTGCACTTAAAACATTTATTGCCAAAGTTTGTGCCATACTTTTAAAAGTGTCTTTCAAACTTTTTCCTAATATTACTGCTTCTGCCAATCCTCTTGACATATTTTTGATACCACTATCAACTGTATCTACTATGATGTTTCTAATATCTAAACTTTTATTTTTTAAATTTTGTAATGCGTTTGAATTCAATTCTTTAAATCTCTCCATAGCTTTTTCTGTAGCTGACGGAACTTTGACCGACATTTCATGTTCAAATTCTCTTAAAATTTGATTACTAAATTCTATTTCTTTGTTTACTTTTTTTATTGGCTCTACCTTTACAGGTATTGATAGTTCGCTTTCAAAAGGTTTTATTTGAGGAAATTGTATTATAGGTTTATTTCCAAATTTTTCAGTAAATTTATCTACTCTATTTAAAAAATCTAAAATAATTGCTAAACCTATAAATCCTTTTTTTCCAAGTAAAAAAGCACCTATTATTCCAGCTTGTTTAATTACTGCTGGTAATGAGTTAAAAGTTTCTACTAAACCTACTAAAGTATCTTTAACTTTTGTTAAAAACGGAACTAAATCTTTTCCAAGTTTTACAGCACCAACAACTGCGTTTGCTAAATTTTTCCCTACTGCGATTGCAATATCTTCAATTTGTTTTGCGTTCTCTGCTAAAAATTTATCTAAATCTCCAAATTGATTTTTAAGTTCTTCAAAAAATCCAGCTTCTAATAATGTTTTTTTAAATGTAAAAATTTTATCACCTATCATTGATAGAGTTCCCTGAAAAGTACCCGCTAACTCATCTGTTGCACTTCCAAATCTTCCACCTCTACCAAATACTTTTTCAAAAGCTTTGACAGTTTCTTCAATAGAAACTGTTGCACCAGCTTTAAAGCCGAGCATATTTCTAACACCTTTTTCTCTAAATAAATCTGCCGCACCAATACCAGCACTAAAGGATCTTTGTATTTGTTCAGCCGCAGTTCTAAAATCTAATCCTGTTGTTGCCGCTACATTCCCTGTAATCTCCAACATATTTTGAAGATCGTCTGCATTATCTGTTACTGTAGCTAATATTCCTGAACCCTGTGAGATTTCTTCTAAAGAAAAAGGTACTTTAGAAGCAAATTTTGCCATATTGTCAAAAGCTTTTGTTCCCTCTTGTGTATTTTTTAATAAAAATTTTAATCTAACTCTTAAATTTTCTATATCTTTTCCTGTTTGAATTAAATTTCTAGCAACTAATCCAGCACCTAATCCTACAAAAGCACTTTGTAAACTAAAGACTGATTTTTTTAATCTTCCTAATGCACTCTGTAAACCACCAAAGGTTTTTTTGGTAAGATCTTTTGCTATTATATCTATTTGAAGTTTTTGCTTAGCCATTATCTATATTTACTTAATTGTTGTTGTGCCTGTCTTTGGTTTTTATACTCATCTTGTTCTTTTTTCAAGTAAGCTATCCAAAGATTATAATGGCTTACAGGCATTTCAAGAACCTCTTGTAATGTTATGTGTAATCTGTCTGCTACGGCTAAAAGCGACCTTGTCTCTGGGTCGCTATTTACTTTTTTTCGGCTTCCTCAAATGAAGTATCTAAAAGTATCTTATTGGCTACACTTGCAATTATATTTGAATCTGCATTTCTTCTTAATTCAAATTTATCTTCTAATTTAAAAGCTTTTTTAAGATTACCTTTTTCATCTTTAATTTGAAGTTTCATTACTAATAAATCTACAAGTACATTTAAATCTTGAAAGTTATTAGATTTTTTAAAGATTATGTTTTTTTCTTCAAGTGTTAAAGGCTCAGAATAAAATACTGATGGATTACCAGCATCATCTTTCCATTCGGGAACTTCAATAACTCTAGTTTGTAAAGTCTCAAAATGAGATTTTACTCTATCTATAACTGACATAAATTAATATTATTCAGTTCCTATTGTTAAAGCGTCAGTTCCTTGAAAAGTTACACTTCTTGAAACAATCCCATCTAAAGGTTGTGTTACAGACATACCTGTAATTATACCAGCACCCTCAAATTTTCTGTCACCTGTCGAACTTCCCTCAGGTAATAATTTAAAAGTTATACTTGCACCAGCAGTTAATTGTGTTTGGACACTATCAGCTTCGTCAAAGTGCATTTCTAAAGTTCCTGAAAAAGATGTTCTACCAGCTATGAAACTTTTAGCTCCATCTGACATTTGTGTTGATTCTACAACATCTCCTGTTGTTTCAAGCGTAAAAGATGTAAGTTCGCCAACTGCTGACCCTCCTACAACTACTTCGCCCTCTTTACCATGATGAACACTCATTTTATTCTCCTTTAATTAATTTGTTTATATTAGTTTTCTTCTTCTTCGTCAATCTCATCTTCGTCAAAATCTTCTTCTAAATCTTCTTCCTCATCATAAGATTCTTCTTCTTCATCTCTAAGCTCTGCAAGTAAATCTTTGACTTCTTCACACAACATTGACTCTTTGTCATGCAATTTTTCTATGCTATCTATTTTCTTTTCTATTTTATCTAAAATTTTATCTTTGCTCATATTATCTCCTATGGTGTACCAGCTTGGAATTCGTAAGTACACCTAATGGTCATTCTTATTGCACCTATCGGAAATAATGTTCCCTCATCAGTTTCAACCTGAATAACTTCTGTATCAAGTGCATTACTGGATCGAGTAATATCAGATTCTAAAGCAGTTTCAATAGCAGTAATCAACTCATTTCTTTTTGTATCAATATTAACTTCTGCTCCTTTAACAAAACCTAATACAAGAAAATCAATAGTGCCAATTCTTGTTTTTGCACCAGATCCTAATTCTTGATCTTCTCTAGTCTCCTCAGATGTTTGAACTATTACTGCTGGATATTGTTTGTCAGATAATTCATCTAAATCAAAAGGTTGTCTTGTAGCTTTGATTATACTTGGGCTAGATATAGCAGAAATTGTTGATAAGATGTTTGATGCAATATTTTCTCTTTTGCTCATAATTTAAATTTCCTTAGTTCGTCTTTTACAAATTTTTCAAAAGATTTGTTTATAATCTTTTCTGTTCTAGTGTTAAAGCCAAAAAATTTTCTTTGTGGGTCAGTTGTCACTTGATTAAAGAATGCTTTATCTATTTCTTCTTTTCTTGAAAATGCTAATGTTATTTTGTGCTTACCTGTTTTCTTAACCATTGATGGAGTCAAAGCACCCATCATTGTTCCTGTATAAAACAAATCAACTGCTGTAGGTTTATTTTCTCTTTGTAATTTTTTTAAGTAACCCTCAGAATATGGAGCAAATCTTCTATCTTCAAAGTCAATGCCTTTTTGTGTTTTAGTTCTAATTATATCGACTAATTGAAACCCAGCTTGTTTTACACCTTTATCAATTATTCTTGGTAATACAGCACCAAATTTTTTAAATTTTGCAGATACTTGTTTTGAATTAGTTTTGATATTAAGATTGATAGCCATTATCTATTCAATCTTCTATATCCATGTAAAGCTTCTCTTTCGTTTGAAACAATAGTACCATCTGCTGTAGAGTCATATTCAACACCATCTTCAAGTATTGCTCTAAACTCTTTGTTATACTCAGACATATAATATTCAGCCATTCTTTCAAATCTGTCTTTATCTGCTTCTGGTCTAAATTTTGTTAGTGCTGGTAAATAAAATCTACCAAGAAATAAATATACACCAGCTCTTTCAAACTGATCTAAATTTACTTTTGTATTTTCCATTTCAACAGTATTTAAAACTGTAATATCTGTATAGACATTTGTTTTATAAGTTGGAAACCATTCTATTCTTAATTGTCTAAGAATATCATTTGTTGTTTGTAATAGAAAATTTGTTGTTTCTGTTGCTGTTGTGGATATACCAAAATCAAAAGCATCAGGTTGATATTTCAAAACATCTGATGTTGTAATTACATTTGCACCTGTGAAATTAGCCATATTAAGATACCCATGAAATTATGACAGCTACTAATATAATAACTCCCATTACAACTTTTTTATTATCTTTTGCTATCTTCCAATATTTTTTTAAGTCTTTCATTTCTTCTTCCTCGCTTTTTTTTTCTTTGGTTTGAGTTGCACAACCTTATCAGTAATATCTTTCAAAGTCGTCTTTTTAATTTCTTTTTTTACTTGATCGACAGGAAAAAAACCATTTCTTTCAAAATGATTTAAATTAGCTTCATAATATTTTTTATCTTTAATGATTATTTTTCTGCCGTTTGTTAATTTTATATCCATGTTTTCTCCTTTAAATATCAGGGCAATTTCTTGCCCTGATAAAATTAGAACTATTGGATTGATGAGTCTGACTCGATCTCACAACCATTAGTGTCATTTAATTCACCGACACCATAGACTGCTGTTGCAACAATCTCGTCTGCTCTAAGAGAAGCATCTCTTTGAGTTTCAATTTTAAGATCTTGCATCATTGCTAATCCTAGTGCGTCTGGATGAAATACTGCACCTTTGTAATCTCCAGTTGTTCCCGGATTATTACCTGATGAGTCCGCCATATTTGAAGTTTCAAATATATTTACACCAGCGATTTGACCTACTAAAGATGATCTTAAAATCTCATTACCAACACCCGGATTTGGGT